AGAGACAACAGACCTTTATGTTCCTAGTCCTAGAGAATGGGGTAAGTCAGGCAGCAGGGTTAAAGAAGTCTTGCGCTATCTTAAAGACTTACCGTGTCACGTTGTCGTTACAACTTTGATGACGGAGAAGAAAGACGATAGAACTGGTATAGTAACTATCGGGCCAATGTTACCAGGACAATTAGGTGGACAGGTTCCTGGCTTCTTCGACATTGTAGGGTACTTACGGCCCATTACTAAGAATGGGGAAACCGTAAGGACAATGCAATTTGCAAAGACAGAGAGGGTGATGGCTAAGGATAGAACTAAGGCTCTACCCGCAACCTTAGATAATCCCACTATCCCTGAGATATGGGACATTATCTTCAAGGCAGGTGCGACAATTGATCGCACTATCTCTTCCGAACTGGAAGCAGCCGTATCTACACCTACAGTTAAACCATAAGGAGCTATACTCATATGGGAATCGAGGACCTTGGAACACTTAATCTCGCTGACGCTGATACAAGCGCCGGTGACTTTGAGCCTCTTCCGCCTGCTGCATACGACGTACACATTCACGATGTAACTGCTGTTGAAATCCCCGAGGACAAAGAGGATGGTAAGTTGCCTCCTGGTACTCCGGGATGGAACATTCAGTTTCGTGTAGATGGTGGAAAGTACGATAACCGTGTCTTGTTCAAGCGGTTCTACATTCCGCCTACAACGTATGATGCGGAGAAGCGGAAGAAGTCGCTTGGCATCTTCGTTAACTTCCTCGTTGCAATGGGATACGATCAGTCAGAGATTATGTCTGGTTCGTTTACTCCCGATCCGAGTGATTGGCTCGGTAAGGAAGTTAAGGTCAATGTTAAGATTCGTCCTGCAAAGGGCGATTATGCAGCACAGAACGAAATCACGTCTATCAAGCCTCGCGGTACTGTTGGTGCGGCTCTTGGTAGCGATGGAGTTCTCTAACTAAGCAGGGAGGGAGTAAAGATGACGAGATTAGTAGTTCTCGTTGTTCTGGTTGCTGTTAGCGCAATGTTGTTTGCTACGGCAGCGTTAGCAGTTAAGCCTAATCCCATGAACGGGCTTCGCGTAGTTCCTCATCCGATGAATGGCTTAAGGGTTAAGCCTAATCCGATGAACGGATTGCGTATTCGTCCGTTCCCGCACAACTTCGTTAGAGTTAATCTAGCGTCGTAAGTAGTAAGTGGGGCGGTTAGGGATAGGACACACCCCTGGGCCTAATCGGGTAGTTGTTGGGGCAGCGACTACAATGTATCCCTTCTAAAGAAGGAACATCTTGACAGAGCATGGATCAGCAGTTGCAGATGATTTCGTCAAGCATTTCAAGAATAAACTTGAAGATGATAAGCTGGATGAAATTGTAGCTCAGCTTACAGCAGACGATACAGAGAGCTATCCGGCTCATGGTGCGGTTGTAAGCATGATCTTCTACTTCCAGGTTCAGGTTGATATTGACGACACCGAAGATTCGTTTAATGGATCAGGTGGTGGTGTTTCAACTCCTGGTGGTGGAGCATTAATCGGCGACGTTTACACAGATGATCTTGATAGCCTCTTGGCTAACACTGTGAGCTTTGAGTGCAACATGACCTCTGTATATACTAGTGTCCTCTTCTTCGATAGCGACTCCAATCTGCTCGGTAATTTTGAAGCTGGTTCTGTCTCTACTACTAACGGAATTATGGGTGGAACTGGTAGTTGGTCTGAGTAATTAAAAGGTTGCCGGTGTGGTGGAATTGGTATACACAGCAGGCTTAAAACTTGCCGACCGTAAGGTCTTGTCGGTTCGAGTCCGACCACCGGCATTATGGAAACAGTAAGAACGAATTGCAGCAAATGTAATTCGTCGATTGATTGGAATGAATATGTCATCAACTTCGGTTGGTGTGATACTTGTTTCAACGAAGATTATGAATTATACATAGAGTCCACCGCAGGTCCATTAGATTGGATTGATGTCCGCTACAAGTAGCAGCACGCTTACTCTGAGATTACAATTCTTCGACTTTCTTTTCGGTGGCGAGAAGGGTCAACTTTGTATTGCTACGGGTAATGCCTCTAAATCCATGTTCAAACAACACTGGTTTAGTTGGCCTAGTCAACGCATGGAACTCGGACATTTTATCGAAGAACAAGCACCTAAGTATAACGTCTGGTTCGGAGTCACGTTGTTCGATAGACCAGAGCGTAAACGCGACTACGCGGTAGCTGGTACAATTATCTGGTCAGACTTAGACTTTGTTGTACCTTTTGAGTTAGAGCCAATACCGTCGATAATCATCGAATCAAGTCCTGCACGTTACCAGGCTATCTGGCAACTTAAGGACGCTATTCCACCAGACATAGCACAGGACTATTCACGTAAACTAGCGTACCATATTGGTGCAGATAAGAGTGGTTGGGACTTAGAGCAGTTGCTCCGTGTTCCGTTCACTCAGAACTTTAAGTATGAAGAACCTGCGCCAGTCAAGTTGTTGCGTATTCTCGGTACTCACCAGGATGCAGACTACTTCAATGCGCTTCCTGAGCCTATTGCTCCTACTAATGGCTCTATCGTAGTAGAGGAATTACCGGAAGAATTGCCAGAAATAGAGCACGTCCTCTACTCATACAAGCGTGAGATAAGCGATCCAACGAGCAGTAACGGTAAAGTCTTTAAGACCTTATTTGAGACAGAGCCGCATGAGACAGACGATTGGTCTGGTAGGTTATGGAGATTGCTCAACATTTGCATTGAGATGGGTATGACGGATGAAGAGACTTTCGTAGTAGGTGTCAATTCAAAGTGTAACAAGTATGCACGCGATAACAGACCAATCGACTATATGTGGAAGGAGGTACAGAAGGCTAAATTAAAGCAGGCATCATTCAATGCATCTAACACGACTCACAAGTTACGTATGCCACAGCTTGTTGATCCAGATGAAGTAGACGAAGATTCTTTTGTAGCTGAATACAAGGAATGGGCGAAGATTGCTACTGACGCGCCAGAGCAGTATCACGAAGTTAGCTGCTTCATCGCTCTTTCGGCTTGCATCAGTAACGGGCTTAATCTCAAACTGCCTTATGACGACAACTTTCGTCCTAACCTGTGGGCGCTTGTATTAGGAGAGTCTACGCTATCTCGTAAGACGACTTCAATGCGTATGGCTACAGACTTGATTACTGACTTAGACCCCGAGTTGATTTTAGCTACAGACGGTAGTGCGGAAGGATTACTGTCGGGACTAAGTGGAAGGCCGAAACGTGTTTCGATATTTTACAAGGATGAAGTCTCCGGTTTCTTTGACAGTATCAACAGAAAGGATTATCTCGCCGGTTTTCCCGAAACACTTACTCAGTTGTACGACGTACCGAAAGTATTATCGAGACTCCTTAGAAAAGAAACAATTACTGTCACAGAACCTTACTTCATATTCTTTGGCGGAGGGATTAGAGACAAAGTTTATAACCTTATCAATGACGATTACATACTATCTGGTTTTCTCCCGCGGTTTATCATTGTATCGAGTGAAAACGATATCAGCCGCATTAGAAGGACAGGACCTCCGACCAGTATATCATCGAGTAAGAAGGATGATCTCGTTACACGATTAGCTGACTTAAAGGAACGGTACTCAGTACAGGTTCCTATCACGATTGGTACGCAAAAAACTTATATAGATGGTGTCGTCGAAGCTCATTTAACTAACGAGGCATGGGATTTCTTCGGAGACAAAGAAGAACAGATGCAACTTGTCGCTTTTGAATCACCCTGGCAGACTGTTGCGCTACCTACGTTATCTCGTATGGCCTTCACGATGTTAAAGATGAGTATGTTGATCGCAGCCTCTCGCAAACCCGCCACAGATGCTAATACGTTGGAAGTTGATATTGATGATCTAAAGCAAGCAGCGTATTACATTCAGAAGTGGGGTCAATACTCACTTGACTTAGTAACTGCGGCGGGTAAATCTTCTTCTGAGAAAACGCTTGATCGTACTCTTGAGTTTATCCGTTCGCATACCGAAGGTGTGACACAATCTCAGTTAATGCAACGGTTCCATATGTCCTCTAAAGAGATGCGTGAGGTACGCGATACTCTCGCAGACAGAGGACTTGCTGAGATTACTAAGAAAGGTCGTGGACTCTTGATAAAGGCGGTGGAATTCTAATGTCGAAGGTGCCTGGTACGTTTAAGAACAGTAATGGGAATAGCGACAGTAATATTCCTGCTGACATTAAGTGGAGTGAAACTGATCGTCCAGTAGTTTTCGCGTGTAGCCAAGATGTAACACATGCTCCATACTGTGATGAGTCTTGTGACTCTTGGATGCCTGGTGAATCCGAAGTTCTGCTAATGAATGAGGCTAGAGCTTGGGCACGTATTGGTATGTCATTTCACGGAGTTCCTACGTGTATTGCAGGTCAAGTGAATGGTATCCAGGTTAACATTTTTGATGAGAGAATCCGTCTAGCTACTATGCAGGAGTTTCTCATTGAAGCTGGTATCTGTACTCTTGACGAACTTGATGAAAAGTTCCGCGCTAATAAGCTTGAAGCAATGCAGGAAATGCGTGCTAACAACGAAGATGCTGTTAAGGCTGCGTTTATCAAGCAGAAGATCGCAACTCCAGATAAGAGGTTGCTTGGTCCTCACGGAGAAATACTATAGAACGTAAGCATCCCCTAGCTGAGTGTGAAAAATGCCCTTTGCAGGGGGCTAAATGTGCGCCCACTAATGGCAATCCAGAGAGTAGGATAGCTTTCGTAAGTAGATCGCCCGGTAAGTACGATGCAATGGCTGGCAAACCATTTGCTAACCCTAATGGTACGAAACCTGTTCTAGAGCATTTACTAGCTCTCTATGGAGTGGAGCGAAATGAAGTCATTACTACAAATGTGGTACTCTGCCAGACTGATGATCCACCTACTGAGGCGATACAAGCGTGTTCGGCTCGCTTGGAATCGGAAATCGCAAATTGTGAACTTGTACTCGCAGCAGGGGTTGAAGCAATTACTCGACTCACCAAGTATAGAGCAGTATCTTCTGCAAGACCGTATGTACATTACCGATCTTCTGTGTCGGGAATTAGACAACGAGTTATCGCAACAACAAATCCCGCGCTTGTAATACGTGATGCAGACAGTTACCCGGATATGGTGGATGACTTTAGACGTGCTTTTGATCCACCACCGCCAGCAGTATTTCCTGATGTGGAGATTATAAATGACCCAGCTAGAGTATCAGCTGTTCTTGAAAGATGGAACAATACCGAGTTTGATCTTATCGGTTCCGACCTTGAGTGGCGATCTACCAATAACGAGATTACGTGTGCAGGATTTTCTAAAGACGGTCGTAAGTCTGTTGTCTTCGGTAGAGAAGGAATTGCTGAGGGAACTGAATCCAGAGGATTGCTCAAATCTTTTTATGAGCGAACTGATATCCGATTCGTTTGGCACAACGGTAAAGCTGACACCAAGGTACTTCGATTGTCGGGAATCGGTGGACGAGTTGATGAAGATACATTCTTACAGTCCTACGCTTTGGATGAAAGACCTGGGTATCATTCCTTAGAGTATCTACTCAGTACACGTTTTGCATGGCCCGACTATGAGCCAGCATCAGTTAAATCATTTAAGAAAACCGGGGAGTTCTTTGGAAAAACCCCACAGGAAAAGATAAGTAGTGAACGTGAACTCTACAAATACAACGGTTGGGACACAGCCGGAACAGTTCAGCTTTATGATCTTCTTGATCCCAAACTGGACACAGATAGAGGCGGCGAGGTTAGAACACTCTACGAACGTTTGCTCTACGCCAGTGAAAGGTTTACGACTGTAGAGCTTAATGGCTTTAACTACGACATTGAGGAAGCATGTAACATCAATGATCGTGCAGCAATACCGGCGACGATTAACCTAACAAATCACTTACGCGAAGTAAGTGGTCATGCGCTGCTTAATCCTAATTCACCTAAGCAACTCTCTGTGGTGTATTACGACGACAATGGGCTTAAGCATAAGCTGCGTGATATGGGTAAGAAGAAGTTTGCACGATCTACAGGCAAAGAGATACGTGAAGAGATACTTGAGGGTCGTACAACTTGTAAGATAGGACACAAAGAGAAGTTACTGCGATTCGCGGAAGCACATGCACAATACGCGAAGATCATTAAACTTCGTGGGAACTATCTCGAAGGTCTAGCGATAAGGACAAAGCGTGATGGCAAACTCTACTGTCGTTTTAATCCTTGTGGAACCGTCTCTGGCCGTTCTAGTAGTAATGACCCTAATCTACAAAATATCGCCAGAGAGGGTTATGCTGAAATTCCAGGTATTCGTACTCTCTTTACTGCTTCTGATGGGTGTGTTATCGTTAGCGCGGATTACTCACAAGCTGAGCTACGCACTTGTGCTAAGCTATCTGGCGACGCTAATCTACTCGCTATCTATAGGGACTCTAGTAGATCGCTGCATAAAGAAAGAGCAGCAGCGTTCTATGGAGAAGAATACACCTACGAACAATACGTGAAGTCGAAGAACATTAACTTCGGTGTGACATATGGACAAGGTGCTAAAGCATTCGCACAAATGTATCATATGGATGAGACAGAGGCCCAGAACTATATCAATAGTTGGTGGGATGAATTCACCGAATTAAGGGAGTGGACTATTGACCTCCAAGGACGAGCAATCAAAGACGGGTATATACGATCACCTTTTGGACACAAGCGGAGGTTTTCCCTTATCACGAACGACAACATCAACGATGTTAAGCGTGAGGCTGTTAATGCTCTTCCTCAGAACATTGCTGCTTGGCTTACTATTAGTAGTCTATGCGATCTTGTCGATTCTGGCGTTCGTGTTGTGGCTACCGTGCATGATAGTATCGTGGCTGACGTACCAATTGGGGAGGTTGATAGAGTCGCAAGGCTGATGACTGAGAATATGGCATTACAACCGATTAAGCAACTAGGTTGGGATTCCGATGATATACCATTTAGTGCAGATATATCGGTCGGACCTAATTGGGGAGCCTTGGAAGATTACGAGATGGAGTTGATTGCGGCATGATTCGTAAAGAGTTAGTAGGTGCAGTAGCTAGAGGGTGGTGTCATCCTGATACAGAACATCTTGTTATGGATGAAAAGCTAGCTTACGCTATCGTAGATGAAGTAGAGAAAATAGATAACACACCTAATCTTGGTTGTGCTACAACAATGGAACTAGTCGATGAACTTAAGACTAGGATTGAAATGAATGGTACTAGTAGCTACAGGACTATAGATGCCAACTGAGTTATGTGGTGAAACTGCGCCCGGTGGGCCTTGTACTATGAAGAAGGGTCACAAGCTTAACTACCATAGACATAGGGTTTACGAAAAGGTCTATTGGGAGATCAAGACTGATGATAAGGTGTTAGAAGTCGGTAATTCACGTGTGCCTATGAACTACGCTATCACTCGTTGTTTTGAAGAACACGAAAATCTGACTATCACTCTTCAACGTTATACCTCTAATGAACCTATTAAATCGAAGGTATAGAGAATGCTGCTAACAGCGCCAAATCGTCGTACATACGACGGAGTTAAGTCGGGCGAGGATACCCCTAGAGCTACGCTTACGATACTCTCAGACCAGGCGAGCGCAAATCGGGACAATCCCTCGCGTCAAAATAGGTACGGTTCTCCGTGCCTCTCAGAGCCTCGGCTATGTCGATAATGCGCGTAATTGCATTAGACCCAGGAATTACAACAGGGTACGCAATTGGGCAAATTACGTTTGAGGGTAAGATGCTTGTAGTGACAGGGCAGGAGAAATGGTCACACCTAGAACTATGGGGATTCTTTGAAGATTACACACCGGACTTTCTAATTACAGAACGTTTTGAATACCGCAATAGAGCAAGAGCAGGACTTGAACTGTTTAGTCGTGAGTTAATCGGAGTCACGAATCTATGGCATCAAATGCATATGGACCCTGCTAAACCTTTAGTTGCACAAATGCCTGCTGTCATCGGTGGTTACTTTACTGACAAACGATTGAAAACAGACAACATCTTCAAAGAAGGTAGACCGCACAGTAATGACGCTGCACGTCATCTGTTGCATTGGTTTCAATTCGGCCCAGGATTCCAATACAATGAACTTGGTTATGAGTCAGCGGCCTAACTTCAAGCCTTACCTAATGAGTATAGGTATTTCGATACCCGCGTTCGGTATCTACGGGCACAGGTATTTTTACTGCAACAAGCACCACAGAGTGCGGACTAAAAAGATTCTAGGAGCGCGGATCGTGTGGACTAGCTACATACGTTCAAAGACAGCAAGGGAGAGAAAAATGATGGAAGAATATGGCTATTGAACCTGACGATATAATAAGAGACTACGATAGCACAGTCGAAACTAACAAGCACATTGATCGCGTAGATGAGTTGTTAGCAGCAGTTAAGATTAACCTCACTCGGCGCGGCCTTGTGCATGATAACAGTAAACTAGCTGATCCCGAGAAAGCTGGTTGGGACGAAGCTACGCCTAAGTTGGCAGGACTGACTTACGGCTCAGAAGAGTATAGAGCTAGTCTCAGGGCTATTCGTCCGATTATAGATCACCATTACGCTAACAATACCCATCACCCGGAATATTACGAGAACGGCTTAAATGGGATGAGTCTGATGGACGTTATCGAAATGTTCTGCGATTGGAAAGCTGCTAGCGAACGTGGTAAGGGTAACGACTTCATGGAAGGCTTAAAGCACAATCAGGCACGTTTCGATATGAGCGACCAATTGTACGATATCCTAGTCAATACGGCCAAAGAGTTAGGATACGACAAATGAGTAACTCGGATATTGACTATATCGAGAAGCAGCTTAAAGGGACAACGCAGGGTTGTAATAACATATGGCCTCCCCCGAAGTCTCACACTAATTGGTGGAATGCATATGTAAGCTTAGAGTCACTTAGAGTTTCTACTCCCCCACCTACTGATACACGCAAACACTTCACTGGCGGTAATTTAGACAGTTTCCTCGTAAGTCTTAAACCCGGTGATAACGCTGTAATGGATATCGGTGGTACTCTCAATAGTTCTATCAACTTTGGTGGTACTGCTGCCGCTCCAATTAAGCTTGATCTGAACGGAAAGGTTGTTGACGGTAGACTAGATATGCGGGGTAGTGCAGTATGGTGGGAAATCTACAACGGTGGTTTAAGGGACTTACAGCCGCAAGGACCAGGACATTATCAGTCGTGGGTTATCGGCGGTTCTGATATTAAGTTCCACGACCTCGATTGTATCAATGGACACACTAAGATCGGTTGGCAGACTATTGATGATTCTACGTATGGTTCATCCCATCGTGTAGAATTCCGTAATATGCGTGTGCATAATATCGGTACTCCATCTACTGCCGCATTCGATGATAACCAAGAACACGGTTTCTACGATGTAGCTTACTCTGGACATTACATTGATTGTCTTGTCTATGATTGCGCTGCTAGAGCATTCCAGCTTAGAGCAGCCAAAAGCGCACACGTAGAATACTGCACTTGGTCAGGCTGTGGGCAGGGTGTACTATTTGGCGATTTAGGTGCGACTAACTGTATTGTTGAAAACTTTATTGGAGTCAACAATGTAGAGCTAAGTCGCTATCTCGTCGAAGAGTTTGATCCAAGTCATAACGATTCCGCTAACTTAGTTCGTAACGGTTATGCTTGGAACTCTGACGGACGCCAAGCTGTTCAAGATAATATGGCTGGCGTTGCGGTTAGTAACGTTTTTAAAGCTAACCCACAGTTGGGCGCGGATTATAAGCCTGCTAGTGGTAGTCCGGCAGCGATCTACGGTTGCCGTACTATTCCGCCTACGTTCTTTTAAAGAGTTATAGCCCGTAGTCGGCGAGGAGAGAAACACGCGACTACGGGCTATAACACCCCGCTACCAGGGGAAGTAGTAGCGGAGTCTTTTTAAATTAAGGTGTTGCCGGTGGTGCAGGTGTAACCGGCGGTGCTGCTGCGACTACTGTAGTAGGTACAGTAGGCGGCGTATTAACGAACGGAACCTCTGTTGGCGTAACTGCGCCTTGTAATGCGCGAATCACAGCAGCGCCAGCACCTAGTAAAGCTGCATTTAAAGCAGAATGCCAGGTTGACCAGTTAGGTGTAGAACCTAACCAGTTAGTAGCGGTCGCCACAAATACAGCCAAAAACGTTCTTACGATGCTGTCTAAGTAAGCAGCCCAAGGCTGCGGTAACAACTTCGCAAACGATATCATTGGGAAGAATACTTGGATCACTCTAAGTCCGGCAGCTAACGATGCTGCTAATGCAGCTAGAGCTAGAGAGATAGCTGTATTCTTATTTGGCGCACCTAAGATACCAACCCCAAAAGACAAGAATGTGATAAGGAAGGTACGTGCAAACGACGTTAATCCCGAGTACAAGACCTCATGCGTCTTAGTCGGTAAAGTAACTGGAACAGGTACAGCAGCCATGATCCTCCTTACGGGACAACATTGTAGGTGGCATAACAGTTAATAGATTGACCGTAGTTATAAACAAAGTGTCCCATAGGATAATGGCCCATGCTGAACACCATGCCGTGACCATCGTAAACAGCAACGTGTGTAGGACTACCATACGGAAATGCAGGACTCGATCTAGTCGTGAATCCGTAGAAGATTAGATCTAATGGCTTAAGACTTGCCACCGAACTAACCCTTCTAGCAGCACCAGCTAATAGAGTACCTGTATATCCTTCACCGTTCCAAGGTAGTCTAACGCCAGCTTCGATATTAGGATTCTTAGCACCGCCAGCGTAATGAGCTACGCCTGCGAGTCCAGAACAATCCATATGATTAGGCGGTGTATCTCCTAAGTGTCCTAACCACGATGGTCTAGCTTGACTGTAAGCAATCCCTCCACTATGCTCGTAGAGGTAATAACACATTTGCATACCTTGGCTACGAATTCTGTTTTCAGGAGATATATGGAGAAGAACATACTCCTGATTCATCATCGTTATCGAAAGCGAGTCGTAAGCGTATTCTGTCTTACTTCCCGCCTTATGTGTACCTAACAACGTATGATGTGTTATCGGACCATAACCAGCTAACGGTATACCGTGATCTTTCTGGAAGTTGTGGTTAGCCGTCCTAGCGTAGTCTCCCCACGTTTCAGTAAACGTTCCCCATTGCATGTAACCAGCACGGCTCAATGCACGTTTTACTGCAACTACATCTTGTCCCTTTGTACCGAGATAAATGGGACGTGCGAGAGCTACGCTAGGAGGCGCCATGATTTACCTTATTACCGTAACGAGTGTTAAAGTCCTCGTTTTCACTCTCGTCTGCATCTACTCCCTGTGGCTGATCGTGCGCTAAATCAGCGTCATCAGGTAACGGTAATTGGTTCCCCTGTTGTGGTGTTGTCATCTTTGCTCTCTCCTTCTGCTAAACGTTTTTCAACCAATCTAACCAGTCTTGACCTACGTGTATAGATTGCCCCTGCAATCATACTACTTACAACGCTTCCACCTATGAAAACAGAGTTAATTAATATCCTCAACCAGTTGAATGCGGTACTCGGCTGAGTCATTGCAATGATGCCCAACGTTAGATAGCTGGCTTGAGTGATTACTCCGCCAACGTAAATTAGCATGGTTGTAGTTGCTACATTCTTTCTAAGACCAAGCTCACCATTACCTTGGCTCTCGTCCAGCCAATCTAAGTCCTGTTTGGACTTTTGTAATAATAGGAGCATGAACATAAAACCAAAGATCGCTACTGTAGTCCATACGATCTCTAGTATGCTTATTGTTTCTGTTACCTGCATTACTGTGTTAGCTCCTATTGACGCGTCATGTTTTTGTATTGTAACTCAACTAGCCGCAGACGTGCATTCATTTCTCGTTGAGCGGTTCTTTCCATTATCAATCTAGCTTGGAAACTTTCTTCCTCCCACTTCTTATCTTGCTTTTTATGACGCCAAGTCTTAAGCATTTTAACTTCCATCATCCGTACTAACTGGGGTATTTTGAACGATCTTCTCGGAGATATTGACCCCTCGTAATGCGACTTGCATCCACATGGCATTGGACTCTTCGACTTTATCATAGCGTTCTTTTAGCTCCCTATATTGCCAGCCAAAGACCCACCAACGTCGTGTGCCTGATAAAATCACGAACGCTAATATGCCAATAATACCGCCGGTGTTGAGGTAGTCTGAAAGGTTTTTAGGACTATCAACAACTAATGATAATAAATGAAACATTAAGCAATAGTTGTAGCCGGAGTTAACCTAAAGACTTCTGCACGATCTATCCAGAAAGTTCTACTAACAGTATCATTATTAGCAACACGCATCAGAACGAAATACGGTGAAGCTACAACAGCCGCAGGTGCTATTGCCATAGCCGCTAAAGTAATTTCAGCACCGTATCCATCACCATTAATTCCACCAGTTGCAAAAGGCGAATTACCATTTATGTAGGTTACTGAATCTAACGGTGATCCGCCGAAATCTGTTGCAACACGAAATTCCCATCCAAATGATTTACCAGAAGTCATTGCTGTAGCACAAGCAACACGAATCATAAAGAAATAAAGACCTGGTACATTTAAACGAGGATTAAATTCATCCGTCATATCCATAAGTCCTGGACTTTGACCAGAACCAAATGGCGGGAATTGAAGTGACTCTAACCAGTCACATTGACCAGCAGCGCCACCACCAGCAACGGTTACTCCATTATCGAAACTGTATTGCATCCATTCCGCAGTTAATCCACCGCCGCCTCCAATCTCACTCCAAGCGTCATTAACATATTTCCACGCTGTGTCATCGGAACCTATAGCTACCTGACCATTAATAGCATCCTGAGGGAAGTTCGTAGGATCGTAAATAGGAACAGTAGGCGCTGAAACGTTTTTCAGCCGCTTGACCTCATTCTCTAGTTTAACGATTCTTTTGAATAGAACGTCGTAAGTGTCCATTATCCCTCAGGTATCCCAACGCCGGGAGCAGTTGCATAGATTTGTTTCAACGTAAACGAAACTTGCGCTAATCTCTCAGAACTGACTGTCGCTTGATAACTAACAAGCTGATGAGCACTATCTATCATGTGAGCTATCAAATCGTAGTTGATGTAGATAGCCTTTCCTTTGCGGAAAGTGCTCCAAAAGCCACTGATCCTTCTAGGATTCACAGTCATCGGAATATCATGCTGCGGGTTAAGATCAATAGAGAACTGCTTGTGAGTTTTAGCATCTAACTCGTCACGGTTACGAACATCACCGAAATCGTAGTTCTCGTCTAAACGAGTATATAGAAGCTGAGAAGCCGGTTCACCATACGTTGCCGCTAACTGAGTAGATGTAGCGAAGCCTGCACCCGATCCTGTGATATGAGTACAAGTAGGACCGTTGTTAGTAAATTGCAAATCATCAGGAGTTGCTGCTTCTGTGGAACCATCGAATGTAAACGATATAACAGGAGCAGCGTTGTTACCGAATCTATATGGAGAAGCCCACAGAACCTTCATATCGTGGCTAATCCACCAGTCGAATCCTTGTCCGATATTGCTCAGATCGTCTACGATCTGGAATAACTTGGTATTGTCTGCAAGCGTGAATTGGTAGTTCGTTGTTATACCAGACAGAGTAGCGAGAGCAGTTATATCGAAGATGATACGTTCAGGGACATTCATCGTCTGACTGAACAAGTCACCGAATATTCTAATCACGTCACGATTATTAGCCTGATAAACCAGCCCCGGCGGTGTAACAACTCCTGAGCCAGTTAGTTCGTCGCCGTCGAATGTATTGAGATACTGATAATCATTGACGTGAGTAGGTCTACCATCGAATGGGTACTGCCATCGTTCTAGCATATGCTCCCAAGTCTTGCCAGCTATACTAGTGAAGTCCGTACCCTTGACTGTATTAGCACTAACAATCGGACCAGCCTGTATAACAATGTTTCCGTAGCGAAGCCGATAGTAAGTCCTATAAGGGCCGACCCAATCATGGTGAACAATGAAACTACCATCTTGATCTTTCGCAGAGAAACTAACCTGGAATGCGCAGTTACCTACTCCACTAATCATATCGTCGAATGTAAGACTTTCGGGATAAATGCTTATAAAGCTTCCAGGCGTGAATGTAGGATCAGCCGATATATCGACCCAATATGTTCCATCGGCAGATACAGTAGGCATGATTAAATAATCCCGTCGTCAGTATCGAAAGAACCCCAATAACCAGAAGGATGCACGAAGAACTCTTCGTATGACGGAGTGGTTATTGTTATTACTGTAGCTATATCTTTAATCGGTCCTGTGTCTAAAGCTGATACTTTGGTTCTAGATGTTGCTCTGACAGGATCAACGAACTGTGATATCTCGTTAGATGTAACACCAGTAACAGATGGTATAGTTCCTGAATCGGTGAAGATCGTCATTACGACCAGTAATACTTATCAGAGGTCGTCTGACCTACGAACCAAGGATCGGTGCTAACGAAAGTAAGAAGGTACTTAGAATAACCCGGATAGCCGCCTACATTCGGTGCGCTAAAAGCTGAAATAGTAACATCGCAACCTAAGTCCTCTGTCATACCAGATAGCGTTATAACTAGGGAACCGTTGTTACGAACCGTAGGATGCATACCACTCGTACCATCATTAGGATCACCGAACAGAGCTAATGCGAGAGCAAGTCTCTTGGCTACATAATCGCTAGCATCATTAGCAATTAAATCACCTTCGATGTTCAATTCCATCTGACCACGATAAGTGAACGTAGGCCAGATACCATGTTGTTCCATTTTATTGCGTGAGAAATCAGTACGTTGAGTAACCTGAACATCGAGGTTAGTGAATGGAGCGATATCATCGTTCAAGTTGTACGTAGCTGCTGTTTCAGCATTTGTGTAGACACAAGCAGTTATCACGGTGTCACTCCATACTTAGTCTTGCGAGCGAACTCTGCATGACGTAACTGCGCCTTTACGCTAGTATGCTCACTAGTCGGCGCTGTAACGTGGTAGTGTGTATGATACTGTACGCCCTGAGTAGTCCTTGTTGTAGTACCGACCACAGGACGAGTATTTGTGTTGTGAGGATTATGTGCAGTATGTCGTGCTGCGTGTGCTGCTGCGTGTCTAGCAGCCGCTCTAGCAGCCGTAGTAGTAGGATGATGAACCTCAGGAACGGTTACACCGAACATATCCTTGATGATGCTCTTAATCTCATTAGCAAGACCAAGCCGCTTGTCGCGCATACCTGCAATCATCTGCTCAGCTATCTTGGCACCGTATTTACGGTAGTCCTTGAGTTGATCCTTTAACTGAGAGATTGTCTGCTTATGCAGCAACTTCTGTCCTTGATCGAATGCAGCGGTGTATTGCTTCCATTGAGATTTACCCATTCCAGCAAGCGCACGAATCGCAGGTAATGCCTGAGGACCAGCTTGTATAAGTTGGTTAATTAACTCCTTAGGCGCACCGCGCTTTTGTAGCTTGCCAATCTCTTTATAGAAGTTTCTGAACTGAGCATTCTGAGAACGAATGTCCTTTAAGTAGTCTCCACCGCGAGGCTGATAACCGTACTGTATCTGGTTCTGCTCTCTAGGACTATTCATAAATGGACCGTTAAACAAAGTTCCCATGATACTCTGATTCTGCTGCAAGAGTGTATCGTACATACTCATTGCATTCTGAGCAATTGACGCTAGTTCAGACTTCAATGCATCAGCACGCTTCTTAGCGTTACTAATGGTTTTCTTGGTATGCTTTTCATCTGCTGATTCTAGCGCACTAATTAACGACTGAGCAGCAGCGAACTGATCTTTACTAGCCTTGCTCTGTAGGTTAGCAAGAGCCTTAGCTGCTGCTTCAAAGTTAGCTATCGTCGGCTTGCGCTTAGCAAGATCATCGAGCTTTACGATGTTCTTAACAGCGGCCGTTACATCTGCATTAGTAAACGGAGCCGGTGGCGCGGGTGCAGCCTTTACTCCACTTCTATACGGTGCGTGAGTAACAACTCTACGCAATCCGTGAGTAAGTATAGATACTGCATTTACCTGATTCCCGAAAGCTGTGATACCCTTCTCTTCAACACCGATTTGTTTCAATAGAGCTGCATCGCGTGCCTTCTTCATTTGGTTAACAGTACCCAATGTAAGCACGTTCATTATCCCTTGCGAGTGATCTTGCAACCAAGCAACGCCAGGAATTTTACGCTCTAGATGATCGGGGTTATAGCCG